TATGAAAAAACAATATGAATATTATTCAAATAAAATAACTACTCTTACAGTTAGGGAAATGGCTGAAGTAGCTGGTGTAAGTGAGCAACTGATAAGACAATATAGAAATGGATTGACTTATCCTCGTTTACCTACTGCTGTGATATTAGAACAAAATTTTAAAATACCTTGCGAATATTGGATTATAAATCAAGAAAAAAAAGGAAAGTAATGATTAAAATAATAAATATAAATAAAGAGATAATAGGAGCTGATACTGTAAATAGTGTAAATGCTAGGGATTTATGGGAAAAATTAGAGATAAAACAAGAATTTGCAAACTGGATTAAGGCTCAAATTAATAGTTTAGGTTTAGAAGAAAATATAGATTATGTTCGCTTTGACAAAAAAGTCAATCGTCAAATATTAAAAGAATATATTACAACTTTAGATACTGCAAAACATATTTCTATGTCTTCAAGAACATTAAAAGGAAAGGAGGTAAGAAATTATTTTATAGAAGTAGAAAAGGGTACTCAAAAAATGAGTACCCTTGATAATAACTTATCAAAAAAAGAATTATTTATAAAAGATTATTTAGCAAATACTGAATTTTCTAAAATATTACTTGACACTTTAGGAAAATCAGCGACTAGAAAATTGTATTTAAAATTTTTAGATAATGATGAAACAAAAAAAATAATAGCTAAAAAAACAAATCCTTATAAAAATGATGAAATATTTATTTTATTAAATGAAAAAATAAATAATAAAGATATTGAATTTTTTAGTTCATTATTTGATAAATTGATTTTAGGCATAGAAAATCAAAAGGCTACTTTATCTTTAGAAAAAAAATTATCAATTTATACTAATGAACAATTATCATCTTTCTTTTTAAGGGAACTTAATCAAGGTGTTTTTACAAATGAAACTTTAAAATGGTTTTCAAATATTTATGAAATTAAAAGTATAGGTAATTTTGGTCAATTTGGTTTATTTTGGAATAATATTTTTAAAAGTGATTCTAAAATAACAATTTTAAATCAAAATAAAAAAATAAATATGAGAATAAAGCTATTAGAATTTAATTCTTTAACTACTTCAAAAATATATTTAAAAGATATGGTTTGTACTTTAAAACTGGGTACAAAAACAACTTTAAGTGTAGAAAAAAATGAATATAAAGAGCTGATACGAAAATCTTTCGTATCAGGTCAATATACAAAAATTTAAGAAGTTATATGTACTCAACAAATCAAGTAGCAACAATTTTAGAAGTAGATGATAGAACTGTAAGAAATTACATTTTAAAAGGTAAATTGAAAGCTAAACTTGATGGTGGTAATTATGTAATCAGTATAAAAGATTTATGTGAGTTTGAAGATAACTTTTTTTATACAGATGAGAGATTTAAAAAAAGAGGTAAACGACTTGATGAAGAGAGTTTTAAAAATTTAGTTGATTTTGTTGATGCTGTTAAAAATATGGAATCACTAGAAGAGGTTATTAAAAAGTATCAAAAAGCAAATATTGAAATCCCTTCTTTAAAGGTTTATACGATTTATGAAAGAAATAAACAAATCAAATCTGACAAAAAAAAAGGTTTAACATATAAAGAATTATCTGAAAAATATTTTTTATGTGAAAAATCTATATCAAATGTATTAAAAAATAAGGAGTTAAATTAATGTTTATGAATTTGTATCAACCAAATTATATGCAAATTTATAAAATTATTTGTAAGACTATTGACAAAATAAAATTAAAAGAGTATAGTTCTATTAATACAAAGTTACAAAGTTACAAATAAGGAAATAAAATGACTATATATAAATTCTTAGAAAAATATACAAAAGAAAATTTAGTACAAGAACCATTAAATATGAGTTCAACTTCATTAAGAAATTGGATAAGAGAAAATAGAGTTGAATTAGAAAATGAAAAGATAGTAAAATTCAAAAAGAAGTTAAATAGTTTGAATATTGATATTATTGATTCAGAGGGTTTATACAAAAAAATTGCATAAAAAAAGGTAAGTTACAAAATAACTTACCTGAATTTATAAGATGTTATATCTAGTTTGGTTGCTGGGATTATAGCCTCTTATAAATTAAAAGTCAATAATTTATAAAAAGGAGAGCTATAAAATGAGTATAGAACTTACACTTGCTGAAGTAAAAGCAAAAATAGACATAATACAACTAGCCGAAAACTATGGTTTTGAACTTAAAAAACATAGTAATAGATACAGAGCTAGTAAAAACTTACTAAGAGATGAAAAAACAAGCTCTTTAGATTTTTTTGAAGATACACAAAAGTTTTATGACAGAGGTACTGCTACTGGTGGTGATGTGTTTGATTTAGTTCAAGCTATGGATAATCTATCTCAAAATGAAGCTATCAAAAAAGTAAAAGAAATGGTTGGGGCTGATACTTATAGTGTAACTAAAAGAGAGTACACACCTACACCAGCTAAAAAAGAATCTAAAGAAATTGATTTTAATAAACTTCAATATATAGCTACTAAAGAACTTCAAGCAAATAAATATAAAAAACCTTTAGAATATGAGATTGTAAAAGAGGGTAAAAATGGCTTTGTAGAAAGCAGAGAATTTAAAATAAATGTAGGTTCTACTTACTCTAAACTTTTTGAAACTTCTACTTTTGATATAGAATACAAAACTAAACTAGATACTTTATTTTCTTCTATTATTGGTTATAGTGAATTTTGGGATTCACCATCTATAATATTAAGAGATAGACAAAACAAAGTAGTTGATATAGTTGCTTATAGACCTAAATCTAAAGAAACTGGTGAAGAGATTAAAAGTATGAAATACTATTATAAAAATCAAAATAATAGAGGTGAAGAGTTTGTTTATCCTTTTGAAAAGTTAGTAAATCATATAGCAAATAGAGAAAAATATATTGTTGTTGGTGAGGGTCTTAAAAATAGTGTTAATGCTCTTTTATATAGTGTACCTTTTATATCTCTTGAATCTACTGGAAATATAAAACATATAAATCAAAAATTACTAGATTCTATAAATGATTTTAGAAAAAAAGGGTTCGGGTTAGTTACTGCTTTTGATGGTGATGAAGCTGGTGAAAAAGCTTATCATGAATTTCTTTCTTTTACTGGGTTTGAAGCTGAAAATCTTTTTTCTTTTGATAGCAATATTGATTTTACTGATTATATAATGAGTTCAGATGAAGAATAAAAAAATACAGAATATTAAAGATAAAGCTGTAAAAAATAAACCAGCTTTAGGTGATTATACTGAAGATATAAAACTATATCAAAAACAAATCAAATTTATACAAAAAGAGCTTTTAGCTGGTGAAGATGATATAAGTGAGTTAAAGAAAAAATTCATTAAATCTAAAAGTGATACACTATCAAAACAAGATTTAAAACCAGTAGAAAAGGCTAAAGAGATTTACAAAGCATTTATGAAATATATGATTGAATGTGTGAAACTAAATAGAATTGGTAAAGCTATTGTTATTGTAGATAAAGAACAAGGTAAATATTTAGAGATAGTTACTAAAAATAAAATGGGTAGTGATGAAACTGAAAGAATAATTGCACACCGTGAAAACATGGTTATTAGAAGCATGATACAAAGTGAAGCTAAAGAACTTTTAAATAATGTTATTTCTACTGTTGATGAAACACAAATAATGAAATGGTTAAATCCATACTATAAAATATTTTCACCAAAAGCTAAAAAGATTGATAATGTTAATTTTAATGTATATACTCCAAATGGTTTTTTAGAAATTGATGTAAAAAACTGTATAAACTTAGATAACTTTGTAGATAATATTTTACCTACTAAATATCCTCATATAAATGCTTTACTTGATAACTTATCACCAAAGATAGAAGAGAAAAAATATATTATAAATTGGTTATCTTATATTTTAAATACTTCAAGTAAAACTAGAAATGCTTTAGTATTTCTTGGTATTCAAGGTGGTGGTAAGGGTGTATTTCAACAAATTTTAGAGTATGCTTTACATGTAGACAACTGTTATACTGCTACAAATGAAGATATTAAAAGTGCATTTAATGGATATATTGAAAATAGAGTTTTTATCTTTTTTAATGAAATAAAGGGTTCTTTTAGTGAGAGTTCTACACAAGCTGATAAAATCAAGCCGTTTATAACTGATTCGCATATATCACTAAATGATAAATATAAAAAACAAGTATATATAGAAAATCATGCTAACTGTATGTTTTTTAGTAATCACGATTTACCTTTTCAAATTGAGGATAAAGATAGAAGATATTCAGTTATTAAAACAAATAATAAAACTTTAGTTGATGTAGCAAAAGATAAATTTAGTATAACTATTGGAAAATTTATAAACGCCATTGAGAAAGAACGAGAATCATTTTTAATAGAAATGAAGATGATCGAGTACAAAGAAGAGTTAGCTTTATCTTTACTGGATAATGAAGTAAAAAGAAAAATCAAAGAACAAACTAACACCGTTAAAGAAATTATAAAAGATAAGATAGTAGATAAAGATTATGCTTGGTTTGAAAAAACTATAAGCGATTTAATCGCTGGTTCTGAAGATGAAAAAATTGAAGATAAAAGAGTTAAAAAAGAGATTATAAATTCTGAAAATGGTGATAAGTCTGTTATTGATTTTGTTGAAATGTTTAAATTTACAAATGAAGAGTTTAAAAACTTTATGATAAATGAAGTTAAACAAGGTGCTTTCACAAATGAAACTTTAAAATGGTTCACTAAAATCTATGATATACCAAATACACAAAGCCCACGACTGTTAGGTAACTTTTGGAATAGTATTATTGATGACCATTTTAGTTTTAATATTATTGATGGAGTAGATACAACAAAAATGAGATTAAAACTTATGGAAGTTGATAGAGCTACATTAAATGAGGTTTCTATCCATGATAAAAAATATCGTTTAAAAGATGGAAGTAAAAAAACACTTGAAAGGGTGATTGATGATGAACAAATACCATTTTAGGAGGATAAAAAAACGGTTTAAAGCATAAGTTGCTTTTTATAAAAAGCTAACCTATACAGATATAAAATCAAGTTTTGGCGAACTGGTGATTTTAAAGTTCTGTATTATAACTAAAAAAAGGTTTAATATGGCAAAAGTGATTAAAAGAGTAGATTCACTACTTACAAAGTTTGATAATTTTCTTTTTTACTGGGGTGAAAAAATACTATGAAAAAAGAAAAAATATTATCTACTATTTTAGATATGGATAATGTTTTATTTACAGTACAAAGCCGTTTAAGTGTGGCTCAAAAAATAAATAATGAAGCTGAAAATAAAAAGGCTGTTGATATGCTGATTGATGAAGCTATCAAAGAAATAAATAGTTTAAGATTAAAAAGGAGTTATTAAAATGAATGATGTAATAAATGGTTTAAGCAACTGGAGAAAAAATAGAAATATGGATAATAAAGAATTTGTACTTGATGTAGAAGTATCAAATCTTTTAGAAGAGTGTTCAGAGTTTTTAAGAGCTGATACTGATTATGATAGGATAGATGCACTTTGTGATATATCTGTTTTTAGTATAAATGCTATGAAATATTTAGAAAAAATAGTTTTGGAAGAAATTACCTCTTATAGTAATAGTAGTATTGGTGGAATTATAACAAACATATCAAATATGTTTAGTAAGCATTTATATAGCTATGAAGATAGTCTTGTAAGAATTATAAAGCACTCTATGGGGTGTGTTGAAAATCTAGGATATGATTATAAAAAATGTATGCTAGAAACTATCAAAGAGATTAGCTCTAGGGAACAATGTCCTATTCAAGCTAAAGAATGGAAAGAAAACGGTATAAGTGGTAAATGGCAAAAGAATAAAAATCAAGATAAATCTACACTATATAAAGCAAATTATGAAAGTTGTAAATTATGATAATAACTTTTACTCAAACATTTACAAAAGATATAGGTGTTCAAAATGGAACTAAAGAAGATGTAATTAATGCTATAAATGAAATGTACGATAGTGTAGGAAAAACAATTTTTGAAAAAACAAAAGAGTATCAACATACTACAATTACTGAAATAGATGGTGAAGAAGTCTTCATTGACTGGGAAGAAGGTCTTGAAAAAGTTAGTAATCAGGGAAGATATATAGTTTTAAATGGTGATGAATTAGTTGAAGATTAAACTTCTTTTTTAAAGGTTTAGCAAAAATACTCTAAACCGTATATTCTTTTTTCCTCAACTTCTGTAATACTACAAGATATAAAAATATTTAGTAGGTTACAAAGTTGAAAAATAAACAACAACACAAAAAAAACTTTTCAAAATCTAAACAAACTCAAACTAAAGCTAGTGATGGATTTTCTAACATAGCTAAAGGTATTGGTGGCAAAAAAGATATTTTACAAAATTTAGATTTTAAAAGAACCTCACTAAATCTAGCTAAAAACTATGAACTAGCTGAAGAGTTATATCTGTATAACTGGTTAGTAGGTAATATAGCTGATATTCCAGCTAATGAAGTAACTAGAGAATGGTGTGAGATAACTTCAGCTAATTCAGATGATGAGTTAAAATCAGTTTTAAAACTTCTAAAAGATTTACAAATCAAACAACAAATTAAAACGGCTCACGCTTACGCTGATTTATTTGGTGGTTGTGCTTTGTATATGGTTGTAAATGATGGAAATAGTCAAGATAAACCACTAAATCTAAAAACTATAAAAAAGGGTTCATTTAAAAAACTTAGAGTTTTAGAACCAGCTCACTTAATACCAGTTATTACAAATCTTGAAGAGTCTGAATATTATACTTTGTTTGGTTCTACTGAAAATCTAACTATACACAAATCAAGACTTCTTATCTTTAGAGGTTTAGAACTTACACAAAATAAAAGAGTAGAACATAATTATTGGGGTGGCTCAAAAGTACAAAGAAGTATAGAGCCTATTATCGCAAGTGATACAACTATAAACGCTATTGTAAATATGCTTACTGAAACTAATGTAAATGTATATAAGATGGAGGGCTTAACTGATTTAGCTATTGATGACGCTGACGAGGACGCTATAAAAAGAATCCAAATCATAGACACTATGAAATCTTATCTAAATGCTATTGTACTTGATTCAAAAGATGATTTTGTAAAAAGAACAAATGATTTTAAAGATTTACATCAAATAGATGATAAAACATTGATTCGTGTAAGTGGTTCGGCTGAAATTCCAGCTACTTTACTTTTTGGCAAATCACCTGATGGACAAAATGCAACTGGTTCGGCTGACTTTAAAAACTTCTACAACCGTATAAAAAGAATCCAAATAGACAAAATAGAACCAAAACTTGAAACACTTTTAAAAGTTGCTTCATATTCATTATATGGAAATGATTTAGAAGAGGTTTCTATCGTATGGAATCCACTAGAGCAAGAAACAAGAAAAGAGATAGCTGATACTTCAAAAGTTAAAGCTGATGAACTTAGTGTTTTAGTAAATTCTGGAATCCTTACAACTGCTGAAGCAAAACAGAAACTAAAAAATAATAGTGCTGAATACTCTTTTTTAAAGGTTGAAGATGAAAAATAAAAAACTATTTGGAAGAGATAACAACTTAACTATTTTAGATAAAAAGTTAAATGAAAACGGTTATCTAGTTGTAAAATGTATTTTTGCAAGAACTGGAATACAAGAGCGTTACGGTGCTGAAATAAATGAAGATTTTGAAGCTACTAAACTATATAAAGAATACCGTTCACCTGAAGAGGTTTTTAAACCTGAAGTAATTGAAGCATTTAAAAATATAGTTATCACAAACGACCACCCTCACCAACTGCTAAACTCACAAAACACAAAATTCCACGCTATCGGCTTTGTATCTTCACCAGTTCAAGTAGTAGATGATTCATATTTAGAGTGTGAGATAACTATATATGATGATTCTACTATTGAAGATATACAAGCTGGTAAGGTGGAGCTTTCGGCTGGATATTTATACAACCTTGAAGTTGTTGAAAATCCAAACTATGACTATATCCAAACGGATATTAAACCAAATCATATAGCTATTGTAAAGGCTGGGCGTTGTGGCTCTAAATGTTCTTTAGCTATTGATAACAAACCAAAACTAAATAAAGGAAAATGTATGAAAGTAATATTTAAAAGAGTGTTGCCTGATGGAACTGAAGAAATCGTTTCTGAAGTTGAAGTTGAAAATGAAGAGTTAGCTAAAAATCTTCAAGGTGTAGCTGATATTTTACATGAAGCTACTAAAACTGTAAAAGCAAATGATGAAGATGAGATTAAAGCTAAAGATGATGAGATTGAAGCTTTAAAAACTGAATCAAAAACAAAAGATGAAACTATTGATAAGCTACAAGCTGATATAGACACAAACAAAGGTAAAGAGGTAGCTACTGATTCTAAAATAGTTTTAGCAATGGCTACTGATTTAGCTAGTGTTATGATGGTAGCTAAAGATAGTGGTATTGGGTGTGTTGGTAAAGATAGCTTATCTATTAAAAAAGAGGTTATCGCTAAGTATCAACCTGATTTAGATTTAACTGGTAAATCTGATGAGTATGTAGGTTATGCGTTTGATAATGTTGCTTCACAACTTAAAAATGCTGATGATTCTTATCTTAAAGGGTTAGATTTAAAACCAACACCAGCTTTAGATGAAGCTCAAAAAGAAGTAGTTGAAGCAAAAAATAAATTTGAAGAAAAATTTGGAGGTAATCAATAATGGGTGCAAGTATTCAAGGTAAATATGGAAAAAGAGAAAAAGGCTTTTTAGGTGGTATTGCTAACAGTAATCCTATAACAAGTGATAATAATGTAGCTGGTGAAGATACAAAACTAGGTAAATTTGTTAAAACAAGCGTACTAGGTGCTATTGCTTTAACTGGTGCTTCTGATGTAGTTGCTGGAGTAGTTACAAAAACTGACGCACTAGCTACGGTTGATGTAAAAAGTGGCTCAAATGTTACTCTTTTAAAGGGTGGTTCTGTTTTTGTAAATTGTGAAACTGCTTGTACTAAAGGTGCAAAAGTTTTTGTTAGACATACTGAAAACGGTGCTTTAAAAGTTGGTGATGTTAGAAGTGATTTAGATACAGATAAAGCTGTTGAAATCAACGGTACATTTTCTGAAACTCTTGGTTCTGCTGGAATAGTAGAAATCCAAATAAACTTATAATAAAGGTAAAAATATGAAAAGAAATAAATTATTTTCAAGTGTAGTAGCTGGTTTAGTTGCGAGTGATACTATTGCTGATGTAAACCCTGAAAATGTTGCTTCAGCTCTTGTAAGAGTAGAAACTGAAGCTTATAAAGCTGATTATGAAGATATAGTTTTTAATGAACTATTTCCTATTGTAAACTTAAATGATAGAACTGCTACAAGTTTTGGATTTTACTATGTTACTGAAGCTGGTAAAGCTCAACTTTCTAAGCCTGATGGTGCTATTGCATGGGTTGATTCTTTTGTAGGTATGAAACAAGCTCCACTTCATGATGGTAATGTAGGGTATAAATATACTTTAAAAGAACTTGAAAGAGTTGGTAAACTTGGAACTTCACTAGATAGTTTAAAAGTTGAAACTGCTATACAAGCTACACTTTCACTAGCACAAGAGATAGCTTTTTACGGTGATAAATCAAGAGGAATAGTAGGTTTCTTTAACAACCCTGATGTTCCTTCAGTTAGTCCTTTAGCTGGTGCAGATGGTAACAACTGGGCGAGTAAAACACCGAAAGAGATTTTAGCTGATATAAACCACCTTTTCGCTACTGCATTTAAAACAACAAAACAACAAGAATTTAAAGCTGGTTCTAAAACAAACAGATTGATTTTACCAACTGACAAATGGAGCTATATCGCAACAACTCCACTAAATGATAATAGTGATACAACTATCTTAGATTTTATCGTTTCAAAAAGTGCGTTTTTAACTTCTAAAGATAATGTTATTGCTTCAGCTCAAATTTCAGGCGATACTATGAGAATCTATCAAAAAGATAAAAAGAAGTTATCTTTTTACTGGGGACACACTATCAACTTTAAAGCTCCACAAGCTGACGACTTACAGTTTAAAGTTCCAGCTGATTTTTCAATAGGTGGTTTAGCTCTTAGAAAACCGTTAAGTTGTTGGGATATGGAGGGTATTTAGATGAAAGTAACTAACATATCAAAAAGACTTATAGTCTTAAACTACAAAGATGATAAAGAGGGGTTTAAAACTCTTTCTTTGGGTGCTGGTGAAAGTGCTGAAGTTGAAGCTTTACAAGATGGTGATGTAGCTTTTTATGTAAAAAAAGGTTCTATTGAAGTTGAAAAAGTAGAAGTTAAAAAAACAGTTGAACCAGTTGTTTTACCAGCTGAACCAACTGAAGAAAATCTTACTGCTATGACTGTAAAAGATTTAAGAAGATACTGTAAAGAAAATGAGATAAAAATACCTAAAAATACTGATGAAGCTGGTGTTGTTACTCTTATCTTAAATTCTTTAGAACCTAAAGAGTAGGTATCAGATGGACGCTACAACTTTTAAAGCTAGATATAAAGAGTTTGAAAATGTAGCTGATGAAGATATTACAATGCACTTAGAAGAGTGTTCTACTCTTCTAAATGCTTCAAAACTTGGAGCAAAATATCAACAATTACTTTTTCTTTTAACGGCTCATGAGTTACACCTACAAGCAAATCCAACTAATGAAGCTGGTGTTGTTGTAAGTAGAGCTATTGAGGGTGGAAGTATATCTATAAAAAATATAGCTACAAATGAGAGAGATTTATACTACTCTAAAAGCTCATACGGTTTAAAGTATTTAGCACTTAAAAAAAGTGTTCGTTTTGTTGGTGCTGTATTATGCGAATCAAAGCTAAATTAAAATCAAAAAGACTTAATGCAAAACTTTTTAAAGATTTAAAGAGATTAGAATCCACTATAAAAGCTGGTTATCCTGATAAAAATCCTAAATCACATGAAAAAGATTTAAACGGTGATTCAGCTTTATACAAAGCTTACGAAATAAATTTTTCAAATAAAAACTTCATACCGTATCTTCAAATTTCCTACGATAACAATATAATCAAGTATAAAAAAAGTTTTGTGAAAATTGCTAAATCAAAAGTAAGAAAACAAGATAAAGAAAAGAAAAAACTAGGTGAAATTATGGTTAAAGATATTCAAAACACTATTTCAAGTATTCAATACACACCAGTATCTACAAATAAGGGCTGTATCTTTGGAGCTGTTAGCTTCAGTATAGACAAAAAGGTTAAGAAGTGATTGAAGCTATGCAAATCTTTAAAGATGAAATCAAAGAGTACACTATACAAAGATTAGATTCTTTAACTACTACACCTGATGGAAAACAAATCAAAAATAAAACTTCACATACTGTAAATCTAGCTATCTATAACAAAGGTAAAAAAGTAGTACGAAAAGAAAAAGAAGATTCTTATACTATATCTACTATTCATATTTATAGTGATAAAGATGTTTTATCTTTACTGGATGAAATCACACTTGATAATCTTACTTATATTATTTTAGATGAAAAAACAAAAGGTGATTATAGTTTTTATAGAGGTGTAGCAAATGTATAAAAATACTATGATTCTTTTAGTATCTTATATCAAAAGTATAAAACCTGATTTAGAAGTTTTTGACGCTACAACTGAATTTAAAGAGCCTGAAAATTATGCTTCAATATATATAACTTCTATCACACCTACTACACCTTATGAAAACTGGATTGATTCAAATACTAAAGATGATGATACAAAAACTTTCACTTATAAAGAAACTAGCTACATAAATATTAGAGTTGATTTTAGAGGTGATGAAGCGAGTGAAAATATGGCTCTTTTTAAAAGTTCTTTTGTAAGAGAAATACAACAAGCACTTTTACAAGAAGCTGGTTTTGGTTATTTAGGATTAAGCCCTATTAGTCCTATAAACAGTTTAAGAGATTCAAAAGTGAAGCAAGGCATGACTGTATCTCTTAAACTTATAAGTTCTGAAATTGTTGTTGATGAGAGTCAAATAGTAAAACAAACAGAAATTACAGTTTCAAAAATTTAAAACAAGGAAATAAAAATGGCTGAAAATATAATAAGTGTAGGTGCTTCGACAATATCACATAAAAGTTACCCTAAAACTGCTTTTGATAGTGTGTTGATTTTAACAGATAAGGCTACTTTTGATGAACCGTTTAGAGTGTATCAAAGCTCAACTGGTTTTTTAGAAGATAATACTCATGATGATTTAGTACAAGCTGGTACTTTAATCTTTATGCAAGAACCAAAACTTACAACTGTAATAGTTGCTAAGACTGATGATTCTAATGATGATGTAGGTGCTTTAGCTGTAAAAATGGTAGATTTAGACTCTATCTTAGATACTGACTTCTTTACTGTTGTTGTTGTTTCAGCACATTCAGATGATCAACTGCTAGAATTAGCTAAATATGTAGAAACTCAAGAAATGATGTATTCAGCTTATACTGCAAATAGTGCCGTTATATCTACTGATACAACTGATTTAGCTTCAAGAGTTAAGGCTATTGGGTTAAGACATACTTTTGTTTCTTATCATGCTACAAAAAGATTAGATTGTGCTTTTATATCAAGATTTTTAGGTGAAAAAATCGGTTTGGTATCTGCTAAATTTCTTGTTTTATCGGGAATTGACGCAAGTGAACTTTCTACAAGTGAGATGACAAATCTTTTAAATAAAAATTGTAATGTTTATGATAGAGAGCGTAAAAAGTATATTTTCACTAAACAAGGTACAACTGCAAGTAATGAAAATATTAAAAGTGTAGCTGGTGAAATCTTTATAAGTGTTACTTGTATTGAAGCTATCTATGAAATCCTACTTAACAACTCAAACATATCTTTTAATAAAAAAGATATTAGAAAGCTAACAACTGCGATAAATACAAGACTTAGAATCGCTCAAAATCAAAAAATCATAGCTGAAGATGACCCTGAAGCTGGAGCTGGTTTTTTAATCAATATCACACCTTTAAGAGCTGAATCAAAACTAGAGTTTGATATAAAATATCTTGACGCTGGAACTGTTAAATTTGTAAGTTTAAAATTTACGGCTTTTAAAGATGATACACAATTTAATTTAGAAAGAGAGGCGTAAAAGATGGCTGATAAAATAATAAGTTTAGATAGTGCTTACCTTAATGTAGGTGGTTTAGAAATTACTGGTTTTGGTGAGGACGCTATAACTATTCCAACACCTGAAAGTAAAGTAATCTCTAAAAAAGGTTTAGATGGTGTAGCGTGGTTAAAACAAAATAAAAAAAGTCAAGAAGTAGAAGTTACAGTTAATTTACTAGCTGATAGTGAATCTGTAAAAGTGCTAAAAGGTTTTGAACTAACTGGCGTGATTGTACCTTTTCTTTTTACATGGGAAGATTTAGGAATAGTAGTAGAAGCTTTAAATTCAAGAGTTGAAGAAAATGGAGAACTAAAAGTTGGTACTGAAATGCCTGAAGTATCTTTTAAAATCACTATAAAAGATATTATTGAAGTTAAAGGGCTGTAATGAATAAGTTAAGCCCTGAAGCGAAAAAAAAAGCAAGTGATGAAAAGATTGAAGAGCTTAAAAAAAAGTATGTAGTTAGAAACTTTAAAACTACAACTGAATCTTTTAAATTTATGAAAAAGATAGCTAAAACAGTATCAAGCATAGATAACTTAGAAGATATGAAAGATGAGGATATTCTAGCTTTATTTGATGTATTTGATGAGAAAGTTATTAAATATGTAGTTTCTACTTTTATTTTAGTTCGTGGTGAAAAAAAGAATACACCAGTTGATTATGAAAAAGAGTTTATAGGTGAGTTTGAAACTCTTATGACTTTGTTTATGATGGCTATTCAACACTTAATAGGTAAGGCAAATGGTGAGGGAAAGCAACAAGCAACACCAACACAAGGGATAAAATCACAAAAAAGAGCTTAGAAATAATCTCTAAAAGTGGTTTAAGCGTTATAGAAATACGCTGTTTAGCTTTGGTAAAAGCTGGGCTTATCTCTTATGAAAAAGTGATAAATATGAAGTTTAAAGAGTTTGAAAAGTTAGAGAAATTTAATTTGATGACTAAAGAAATTGAGGAGTTACACTACAACGAAAATAACTCTTCTTTTAAAGGTGATGATAAACCAACTGAATCAAATTCAAAAGGTTTAACTATTAAAAATGATGGAAGTTACAAAAGGAACTAACAAATGACAATAGGTGATTTAACATACTCTTTGGGTGCTGTTTGGGATAAAGGTTCTTTGAAAAACATAAAAGAGGGTTTAGCTTCAGTTTCAAAAACTTTTATTACTGCTGTTGGTGTTGCTAGTGGTGCTTTAGCTGGAGTTTTTGGAGCTGTTAAGTCTTTTGCTGGTGCAAATGATGAACTTGGAAAACTAGCAAACAATAGGGATATAGCCGTAGGTTCACTTCAAGCCTTACAGTACAGTTTTGAGGGGGCTGGTGTTGAAGCTAGTAAAGTTGGTGATGTACTAGATAAACTACAAGAACAAAAAGGAAAGTTTTCACAAGGTACGGCTGATATGGACGCTTTCGCTAGAATTGGTATTAATCCAAATGCTTATAGTGATACTGAATCTTTTTTTAATGCTACAATAGATGGGTTAAAAAATATTAAAGATGAAGCTCAAAGAGCTGATTTATCTAAAAGACTTCTAGGAAGTTCTGACCTAAATAATCTTATTGAGGGTGGAAGTGAAGCTTTAAAAGCTCAACAAAAAGAACTTAAAAAACTTGGTATTTTGATTAATAATCAAGATTATAAAAAATCTGCAAAATTCAATGATACACTTCAAAAAACTACTTCTATTTTAAAAGGTTTAATCAATAAAATTATGATTAAACTTATGCCTATATTTACAGGTATATTAGAAAAATTTAATAGCTTTATGAGTAATAACAAAGGGTTAATAAGTTGGATAAATTCTTTCTTTATTGGCTTAGTAAAAGGGTTACAGTTTGTTTTTGCTTTAATTGGTAGAGTGATAGGACAAATACTATCTTTTAAACCAGCTCTTTATCTTATAGCTGGGCTTTTTGTATTATGGCAATTACCTATTATTTTAACTATTGGAGCTGTTACGGCTCTATTTATCTTATTAGATGAGTTATTTAGCTTTTTTAAAAATGAAGATAGCCTAATAGGTGATTGGCTGGGTGTAAGTGGAATAGATGAATTTGTTGTTAAATTTCCAAAAATAACGGCTACTTTTAAAGCTGTTAGTGATACTTTGATAGCTATGTTTACATATCTAAAAGATACCTTTTTTAATCTTTGGGATATGCTAAGTGGAAAAATCTCATTTGGTGAAATGTTAGAAAATCAACTTTCAATAGTTGGGGATTTATTAGAATCACTAAAAGATATATTTATGCGTTTTGTTGATTGGTTGGTTTCTTTATTTGATGATATAGATATATTTGGTGGTATATCAAGACAAATAGATAAAGTGAAAAATACTGTATCTGATTTTATGCCTGATATGCCTACTTTAGATGGTGCTTTATCTTTTATTGGTTTAGGTAGTGATGATAAAAAACAACCTGCTCCAGTTCCAGTAGATAGCAACTCTACAACTACACACGCTGTAACAAATAATTATAATATTAGTGCTGATGTAAACGCTACAAATAAAAATATTGGTGAAGCTCTAAAAGAGCTTACTAATCCAGCTGGTTATTAGTATGTTTTTTAATATCTCTTTTAATGACAAAAAACACCAGTTCGCAAATATAGAACTTGACGCTTTATTATCTCAAAGTGTTAAGCTCACAAATATCATAAGTGAACACCCTCTTGAAACTGGTGATATACTAAATGACGCTATACATAATCAACCACTAGAAATAAGCTTTTCAGCTGTTATATCAGATTTACCACAAAGTACAATAGAACAAATATCATCTATATCAGATACAGTATCAGCTCTTTTAGGTTCAACACCTTTAGCTAGTTCAAAATCTCTTAGAGTATGGAAAGAACTATTTTTATTGTGGAAATCTAAAACACTTGTAACTATATCTTCACCTTTACAAAATGAAGTTTTTGAAAATATGGCTATCAAAGATATAACTATCACGCCTGAAGATACTGAAAGTTTAAATTTTTCAGTTAGTTTAAAACAAGTGCTAATAAGCAAAAATATCAAACAATTTAATCTAGCTCCTGAAGTTGGAAAACAGAGTATAAGACCATGACACAATTAACAGATAAACTATTTCAAACTTACGCTAATGAAGATGAATCAATAAGAGTAGATATTTTATATAATAATACTCACAATTATTTTTATTTTGAAACTTATAAAGATGATGTACTTATTCTTGGGTGTACTAAAATAGTAAATAACTATCAAAATGAGTATTTAAGATTTTTTTCTTTTACTGGTGAATATGGAACTTTTGAAGATATACAAAGCTTTAACTTGGAGTTCTTATCATGAGTTATCTATCTACAAGAAATATAAATATTGAACTAGATTCTAACTATGTTATAGATAACAACTTACATATAAAAGTATCAGTTGTAAAAAGCACTTTAGCACTTCCAAATAGTGCAAAAGTTGAAATCTATAATATAAGTGAAACAACTTTTAAAAAGCTAGTATCTGAACCAAAAATTAAAATTACTATTGATGATGAACTTTTATTTGCTGGTAGGGTTTTAAATGCTCCAAATGAGTATATAGGTACTAGCTGGAAATGTACTATATATTGTAATGATGTAAAAGTAAATCCATATTCTAAACCTCAATTTTTAACTATTCCAAAAGGTACACAAAATGAAGATATTCTTAAAAAACTTGTATCTACTATATCTGATGTAAAAGTAGATTTAAAAGAGTTTAAAAGTTGTGCTAAATCAAAAGGCTCTTTGATGAAACAAATGGTTGTAGAGTATAAAAAAGAGCATGATATTATGAAGAGCTTACAAAATATGTTTAAAGGTTGTGATACTGAAGTAGTTAAAGAAGATGGTACAGTTAAACTACAAAATAAAAGAGGTGTACCAAATATAGTAAACCCTTTACAGTTTGATACTTTTTTAGAAGCTCCAAAACTTTCACATAAAGATTTAGTTGTAATTATGCCTTTAAACACAACGGTAAAACTTGGTTTAGGTTTCAAAGTAAAAGCTAAATCTATATCTAAAACACTTCAAAATCCATACACTTATAAAAACCAGTTCAACGGTAAAGTTTATAGAATAGTAGAGTTCACTCATGATATAGATAACTTTTCAAGTGATATAGCAAAAACAACACTAAAAGGGCTTAACTATGCTTAATGGTACTGAACATTTTAAACTATTTGAATATCTTGAAAACTTATTTGATGATAAGTTAAATATGGTATTTACTTCACAACCAGCTACAATAATATCTTTTAATAGTGCTGAAAATACTGTATCTGTTACACTAGATAAAGAAAAGCTACATTTAGAAGATATACCTATATCACTTTTTGGGAATCCATCATCTTATATAACAACACCAACTTTAGAAACTGGTACAAAAGGTATCTTGATATTTTCAAAGCATGACCTTTTTAGCTGGGTTGAAGATGGAACTGATGAACACGCAAAAACTGACTTTAGTAAAAACAATGCTTTTTTTCTTATAGGTGCAACAAATCAAAAAAATAAGATAAATTATAATCTAAATGCTATTGAGATAAAAACAGATAAAGCTATTGAAATGACTTCTAAAAATCATACTTCTATCGATAGTAATAAAAGTATAGATTTAACTGCTCCTAAAATTTCACTTACTGATAAAGATACTGGAAATGAACTTTTTTCTTTACTGGTTGAAACTCTAAATGAAATGAAAGGTTTAGCTACTGCATTATCTAACTCAAAAGATGAAACATATCAAAAACCTTTAACTAACTCAACTGAACTAGCTACATATATAAATAAATTTGATGATTTATCATCTAAACTAGGGGGCTTCATATAATGGCTGATTTTCAAGTAAAAAGTATCAATATAGAGGGTACTCACTTTGATATAGATATATCATTTAAAAAAACGGATAGTTTCGCTCAAAAGGTTCTTTTAACTCTTAACACTTGGAAAAAAGAGTTCGTATATGACACTAAAAAAGGTGTTGATTATCAAACTATATTAAGAGATGATTTTAACTCTAAAAATCTTGAAGCATTTTTTTTATTTAGTTTAAAAGAACAAATAGAAGATTTTGAAACTTTTGATAACTACAAACTAGATTATAACAAATCTAAACAAACTGCAAATATCTCTTTTACTGCATACTCTAAAACTGGTGAATCTGTAAAAATTGATAGTTTTGCTATATAAATAAAAAGGAAAAATATGTTTGATTCAAACGGAAATTTAATCATAAAAACACTAAAAGAAAATCAAGAACTATATCAAGATAAATATGCCCAAACTTTTGGTTTAGTAGATATAGAACCCTCTTCAGCTCTTGGAAGTGATTTAGCTATCACGGCTGAAATGAAAAAGATAGCTGATGAAAATGTAGCTTTTGCTTTTTCTCAAAACTCACCTTATGAAGCTACTGGAACTGGTTTAGATAATCTTTGTTTTCTTAGAGGAATTAAAAGAAAAGTAAATGAACATAGTGTTTGTTTAGTTACTTTTAGTGGTATAGACGGTACAGATATACCAAAGAGTACACAAGTAGAACACAAAGACACAAAAGAGATATTTACTACAAATGAAAAAGGTATTATCTCAAATGGTGTATTTAGTGTTTTAGCTACTGCTGTAAATAGTGGGCGTGTAGTGTGTAGCTCAAATACTCTAACTAAAACAACTTTAGAGGGTGTAACTGTTACTAATGCAACTGATGGAATACTTGGGTTTAATATAGAGAGTGATACAGATTTAAGATTCAGACTACTGGAATACTCAAACGGTTTAAATATAGAAGAGGAACTATATCTAAGATTGAAAAATATCAAAAATGTAAAAATGGTAAATTTAGTTTCAAATCCCGAAATAACTACTGATTCAAATAATAATATACCAGCTAAATCTACGGCTATTGTTGTTTTAGGTGGTGAAAATAAACTTATAGCAAATGAGATATTTAAGATTATTCCAGCTGATAAACTTACTTTTGGAAATATACAAGAAACAATAGTTTCAAGTGTATCAAACAAAGAGTACCTTATCAACTTTTCACGCCCTACACTTGTAAATATAGATATGACTGTAACACTACATAAAAACGCTAGATTTAACTCAAAGGATGTAGGTGTAATCAAAGATAGTATTATCTCTTATTTTGCTGATAAATTTAAAATAAATGATGATGTAATAGTAGATAGTTTATATGTACCTATTCAACAAGACTATAATAATATCTCTTTTAGAGGGATTGAAAAAATAGATATTACTCTAAATGGTGCTACTTCAAATGTATCAATAGCATACAATGAATACGCTAGTTTAAATCTTGATAATTTATCTATCATAGTTATATAAAAGGCTTTTGATATGATAGATACAAATTTAGAAAATATAGCATTTAGTAGAATAGCTGAACCACTTTCAAAAGGTGAAAATGTAAAAAAGCTTTTATCACTTCATGTATCACCATATAGCGAACAAACTACAAACGCTGTAATCTTAGAAAATCTTAAAAACTTAGATAAATCATACGGAACTTTTATAGATTGGTTTGGAGTTTTAAAGGGTGTAGCTAGACCTCATACAACTATTGATAGTGATAAAATAAACAACTTTTTAAATCTCTTCAATGGTGATAAACTAGGATTTAGTAAAGATGATATATCTAAGCCTTTATATTTCAACCAAAAAAACTATTTTAAAGTAGGTGATTTATATTTTAAAAGGATTATAAAAACTTATTGTAACTTGACAAACTTTAAAGGTACAGTTGATGAGTATTCATATATTTTTAAAGAGGTGTTTGGTGTTGATGTTCAAATAAGAGTTTCAAACTGGAACTTAGAATTTATACTTGAAAACTCAAATACTCTAACTATTGATTATATTTTAATTCAAGAATTAACGCCTACTTTACCACAAACAAAAAACACATTTTTTATAAGTCCGTATAATCTTTTTTCCTTAGAGTTTGATAATATCAAAGGAACAAATTTAGATTTTAATGATGAAAAAAACTCATCATTTTATTTTTCTTTTTAAAGGTAAAAAATGGCAACAAATCCAAACGAAAACCCTGAACTTATAGAAAATTTTTGTTCAGATGGTACAAAAGATGAAATTCCTGAATTTCTAAAGGTTTCAGGCTACACACCTGAAAATCCAAACCCTAACGGTTATGTATTAAATAAGATATTTAATCAAATCTTCCAGCAACTAAACCACCAAAAACAAAAAGGCTTTTCTTTTTGGGAATCAACAAAAACTTATACAAACGCTACAAATAATATAGATTTAGTTCGTAGAAACAATAAAATCTATTACGCAAAATCAAACAACACAAATAAAACACCTGAAAATAATCCTAATGATTGGGGTTTGATGTTTGATTTTGATAATCCAAACGAAACTTTATTTTCAGATATAAACCATAATCACGATACAAAATATTTAAAACTTTTAGGTGGTATATTAAGTGGTGATTTATCTGTTGAATATGAAGACGGTAAAGCTACACTTAGATATTTTGGATTAGACTTTTCAAGAGATAGTAGTTACATACGCCCTACCTCATTAAATAAAACTTTAAATATAGGTGATGTAAGTGCTAGTATTTGGAATTTAATTAATCTGAATACGAATAGTCTTAAAAAAAATGGTGTACTAATTCCTACAATAGATGAAATTTTAGGAATAAATCAAAATTGGATTAGTTTTGCTGTTGGTAGCGATAGGGAAGCTAAAACAGTTTATACAAATCAAGAAAATAAACCAATTCAATTATCTGTTTACGGTTATACTGATGGGCAGGTTAGTTTGGAGGTTGATGGCGTTGTTGTTCAATCTGTTAATTCTGGTGGAAGTGGATATGATGTTTTAATAAATGTAATAGTTCCAGCTGGTTCAACCTATGAATATACTGGAGATAGCTCAACTCTTAAGCGTTGGGTTGAATTAAGATGATAAAGGTAAAAATATGACTTATTATAAAAACAAAGAAAATAAAGTTTTTGCATTTAATGATAATGAAGAGATAGCAACAGATGAGTTAATAAAAATAACAAAATCTGAAGCTAATGAATTGAGATTTAAACCATTAACTATTGTTCAGAAATCATTACAAATAAATAAAGCTATTCAAACTCACTTAGATAACAAAGCTAAAGAGTTCAGATATGACAATATGATGAGTGCTAGAAGTTATGCAGGATATATAAATCCTTTTCAAGATGAAGCTCAAAAGTTAGCTATTTGGGCTAGTAACTGCTGGGTTAAAGCTGGTGAAATTGAAGCTGATGTTAAAGCTGGAAATCGTGCTATGCCTACAATAGATGAAGTTCTAGCTGAACTACCAGCTTATTAACTCTTTTTTTAAAGGTATAGGTTATGAAAAATGATTATCTTGATTCTAACACTAATACACCTGATGAGATATTTCAATCGTTAAAAGTATCACCTACTTTAGATGGTAATTTTAAGCTTTTAGATGATTTTAAAATAAATGGTTTTGTAATTCCAAAAGATTATAAAACAAACGGTGCAAATATTCCTAAAATGTTTTGGAGTTTTATACCACCGTTTAAGGTTCAAAATCTACCAGCTGTGGTAGTTCATGATTATCTTTGTGATAAAGAAAAATACGCTGAAGCTGATAGACAATTTAAACTATTATTAAATCACTTCAAACTAGAAAAATACAGAAATATCATGATAAAGGTAGTGAAAATCTATCATAAAATTAAATATAAAGTGAGTTATTAAAATGGTTGTAGAAATTGGGGCTTCATATAGTCTAAAAGTTGTGTTAAATATTTTGACAGTTGTTATCTCTTCATTTATGGTTTATTTAGGTGTTGATGTAGAAGCTTTTACAATGTTTAGTATTTTATTAGTGATTGATTATGTTACTGGGCTTATGAAAGCTAGAGCCATATCTGAAAGTATCACTTCTAATAAAATGAAATACGGAATTGTATCAAAGCTATCACTTATCATTATACCACTTGTATTAGCTATAAGTGGTAAAGCTATGAGTTATGATTTATCAAATATAGTTTTTGTAAGCGTAAATATACTGGTGCTTTCTGAACTGTATAGCATAGTAGGAAATATTTATGCAATACGAAATAAAAAAGAGTTACCTGAATATGATGTTGTTTCTATTATCGGTAAAAAGATAAGAGATACTTTAATCCAAACAGTAGGAGGAAAATAATGGCAAATTTTGAAAATGTGATAAAAAAAGTATTGGTTAATGAGGGTGGTTATGTAAACGATCCTAAAGATAGTGGAGGTGAAACTAAGTTTGGAATCACTAAAAGAACTTATCCAAATGTAGATATTAAAAATCTTACAATAGCTGAAGCTGAAGCTATCTATAAAAGAGATTTTTGGGATAGATTAAAAGGTGATGATATAGCTAGTGATGATGTAGCTTATGAAATCTTTGATACTGCTGTTAATATGGGCGTTAGAACTAGCTCTAAGTTAGCTCAAATGGTTATAGGTGCTTATCCTGATGGAATTATAGGACAAAAGACACTAGAAGAGCTTAACGGTGCTGATGTTGAACTATTTGTTGCTAAGTTCAAGTTGTCAAAGGTGGCAAGATATACATATCTAGCTAAAAAATATCCAAAAAATAGAAAGTTTTTCTTTGGTTGGATAAATAGAGTGATGGGGGCATAAAATGGGATTTTTTGATTTTTTAGGTGGTGGACTGGTTGAAGCTGTTGGAAAAGTAGCAGATGATTTAATTACTTCAGATGAAGAAAGAGCTGAAAAAGAAAACGAAAAGTTAAAAACAAATCTAAATCATAATTTAGAAATGGCAAAACTTGGAGTTAAAAACAAAGAGTTAGATTATGGACTTATCCAAAGTGAAGATGAAAACATAACGAGTAGATGGACGAGTGATAATCAAGGTAATTTTTTAACAAAAAGTGTTCGTCCTTTAACCTTGATTTATATGATTGTTGTTTTATCTATTATGGCTTTTGCAGATGGGAATATAGGAGGGTTTAAAATTAATCCAGCTTATATACAACTTTTTCAAGGTTTAACAATGACTGTTTTTGTTGCTTTTTTTGGAGGTAAGACAATAGAACGAATAAAGGGAAAAGTAAGAGATTAATTCTTACTTTCTATTCTTTACTTTTCTCTTTTCCCACTTTTCAGGTTGAAGATTAGATTTATGTAAATTTTCTTCAGCTGTTAAAATCTGTAAATTTGCTAATACATGAAGCCCCACTGGGTCGGTTGGTTTTTGTGGTACAAGTGGATATACATGATCGATATGATGTTGAATATTTGTTTTTTTAGTTAATTCAATAGCTTTTTTATAAAGTGCTTCAATATCCTTTTTTTGTATATCTATCCATGGTGGAGTACATTGTAATTTTTTAGCTCTTCTTTTTTCTTTTAGATATTTAACTTTTTCAAGGTTATTTAATCTCCATATTCTATATTCAAGTCGTTTTTTTTCTAAATTTCTTTGTCTATAATCTCTACTTATTTTTAATCTTTTTTCATAATTATTTTTATTCCATTGTTTATTATGCTCTCTCCTCAGCTCTTTGTTATTGTCTTTCCACTTTTTACTAGCTTTTAATCGTTCTTCCCTTGTATTGTCATAATATATTTTATTAGCTTTAATTATCTTTTCTTTATTTTCTGCTTTATATTTTTTATGCCTAATTTTCTCTTTTTCTTTATTCTTTTCACGATACAATCTATCAGCTTCAGCTAGTTTTTCCTTATTTTCTGCTTTATATTTTTTTCTATAACTTTTTATTTTTTCCTTATTCCTTTTTCTGTATTCTTTAGCTTTATCTTTATTTTGTTCATTATATTTTTTATTATATTCTTTAGTTTTGTTTTTATTTAGCTCTCTGTATTTTTTATCTCTAATCTTAGAGCATTTTTTACACTCTGTACGATACCCATCTTTACTAGCTTTTTGTTTATAAAATTCAGAAAAATCTTTTTCTATTTTACATCCACTACATACTTTCATGATATAATTCTTTTATATTTTTATCATTGATGATTATGTTAGCTATTTTAAAATACTCTTTGTATCTCTCATAGCTGCTTATATTTGCATTTTCTTTTTTAAAGGTTACAAAGATACTAATAATACTTTGATGTAGCTCTTGTAGTGTTTCTGACTGTTTTAGATAAGTAAACAAAAGATATATTTGTCTTTCATTTAGTAAGCATATTTTAGGATTAGATTTTACCAGTCTTAAAAAGCCTAATTTTTTAAACTTCTTTTTTCTAGTAGTGATTATATTGATTAATTCAGATATATCTTCATTTAATATTTTAGATATTATCTCTATTGATAATACTGGTGTATCATCAAAAACTTTAATTTGATTTTTTAGATTATTTGGTATAATTTCCATAAGTACCCTTGATAGTGATTTTTATAGTCGCCTAAAACTATTAAGGGTATTTTATCTTATTTGAACTTAATTAATACTCAATGAGTATTATTTTTTATATTTTTCAGTTAGTTCTTCATTTAGCTTGTGTATCTCATCTATAAATTTTATTGATTTATTAAACCATTCAGGTATTTTTCTTGCACCACTAGACCACTGTCTAACTGTATTTGTGCTAACTCCTAATTTTTCAGCTAGTTTT